TCTATGATTCTAGCGTCTATCTTTATATCAAGGATCTTTTCCACTACAGGGGTATCATATCTTACTATGTTGTGACCTATAAGTGTATCAGCACTAAGAAAGAATGTTCTCATCTCTTCATAGTCAAAAGTAGATTGTATCTCACCCTCTTCATTTGTGTAAGATAGTACGTGTATCTTTGTAGGATTAAACCCATCTGTTTCTATATCAAATATTGCCATCTACTTAACTCCGTTCTTCATGTCCCAGTATATCTTATCTTCTTCTAGAGTTTTAAAATAAGTACTAATAAAATGCTCTATACCATCAGAGTGATAATGCTTTCTTCTTTTATCATCTCCCCATTGACCTGTAGTGTAGTAGTACGCATACCTTGGGCTATACTCACTAACTGGCTCTTTCTCTTTATATATAAATATGAGGCAAGGCTTTTCATAAACTACATAAGATATACCTTTTAAATCAAGATAACCCTTAACGTGTTCTAAAGATTGTTCTGTATATTTTCTGAACTTAGCTTCTCCGTTAGCTTTACGACCAGTATAAACCCAATCTTTTTTCCTGAAGTCTTCTACATTAATCTCTGGCATTATAATATCTCCCTTAACATGAATGTATCTAGGTTAAATGCTAACTTACCTGCTTGTCCTTCTTCTGAACAAGGTCTGTTCTTCTCGACCTTCAGGTAAGTTGTGTTACGTTCTTCTAAGCTCTCAGCTTCTTTATCTCTGTGTAAGTCTATAATTACAGACGCACGTTGACCTATCATCTTACAGTACTTTGGATCTCCGTTTTCATTGGTATGGGCAATGGTTACAATACCTACGTTAAGCTCTGCGGCTAACTTAGATAGTCTAATAGATAAGTCAGCTAACATAGACTCTTTACTTTCTTCTGATGTACCTACAACTACGTCTTGTATAGGCTCAAAGAAAACAAACTTACAGTCACAAGCCTGACTAAAGAATCTTATCTGATCTATTAGTTCATCAGTACCTTGACCATCACCTAAGTAGAACTGATAGAAGTTTTCATCTTTAGTTATGTTACTTATAGCTTCACGCACAAGGTTATCAGCTTCCTTCTCTTCTATCAGGTCACGTCTTGTTAGGTTATCACCTACTTCATACGACACAAGACCTAGTAAAGATCTTAGCTTAGTCTCCTCTAAGTGCCATGCGGCAATAGGTATATTCTGCTTTAACATACTGTATTCCATGTAACGCATAAGTTCAGTCTTACCTATACCTGTAGGTGCTTTAAATACTGTGAAGTGACCTTGCATAAGACCTAAGACCTTATCGTCTAATGCTTGTATGCCTGTAGGATAGTAGACGTGTTCTGGAGTATCTTCATACAACTTAAGAAATTGATCAGAGGTATTAAGTATGTTTTCTGGTGTATGCTTAGTTGGTTTCCACCACAAACTCTTGAAATCTGCACCTCTACCTGCTTTTAAGAAATCATTAGCATCTTTAAACTCACCATGCTTCACACGATATATTTTGTTAGGGAACAACCTAGCCATACGATCAGCTATAGCATTACCTGCATCATCATTATCTACAGACAACACAATCTTCTCAAAACTATCTAACCATTCCTTACAGTTCTCCCACAGCTTCTTAGATGGTGTAGCTGAAGGTAGTGATACAACAGGATTAGTATGTTGCATTTTTAACATCTGTGCGGCAGATAAAGCATCTAACTCACCTTCTGTTATTGTTACAATACGACCACAACCAGCAGGGAATAAGTTCATACCAAATAGTTCATCACCTTTGAAACCATTCTTAGCATAAAAAGACTTCTCTTCTAGGTTACGAACCTTAATTCCCCCAGAGGGGTATATGTATTCTTGTCTGTCGTCATATGTAAGTACGTTATAGTCTTGCATTGTACTCTGCAAAATCCCTCGGTGGGGTAGGTGACTACCACTAGATACAACCTCTATTCTTTTAGGTGTAAACTCTGCTACATTCATACTGTTTCTTTCTTTCTTAGGATACTTATCTTCAGCCCAATCATATGTTTCTTTTGCAGATGGGTAACTACCATTACAAGAAAAACACTTACCTACTTTCTTCTCAGTATTATAAGAAAAAGCATCACTTGAGCCACAATCAACAAAAGGGCAAGGTCTGCGTGTTATTTCTGTCATACTTACGTTTCTTTCTTTTAGTTAGTTGTACTAGAGGGTTTGTAAAACTTATGTTTATACTTAAGTAGTACATTTATCTATAATGTCTAAAATCTCTAAATTGCAAGATCACAAATTGTTACAAGTTTGTAACGTATGTTATTTCTGATCTGTTCTACAGCTTGTCTAGATACATTTAACACTTTAGAAGCCTCTGTTAAGTTATTGTTATTGTTATACAAAACCATAAATAGCCTCCACTCTTTAGCTGACAACTCTTTCTTCAAAACCTCTATAGAATCTTTTAGTTCGTAAGAACCAAACAAATCTTCAGCAGGTATTTGTTCTTCTTGTGCGTCTACATATTCGAACACATCATCATCAGATGCCACTCTACCACTCCTTCCTTTTGGGTAACTTAACTTTGACATACCTACATTAACAAACTCATACATAGCAGTCCTTGCGCTGTAGTATAGCTTAAAGGGTTCTTTAATTCCCTCGGCTCTCATGTTTAAGCATAGCACTACACCCTCAGAAACTATATCATCATAGTCCTGATGGTTGTAATACTTACTAGCTAACCTTCTACACATATCTAGTATTTCTTGGTTGTTCATAAGAATAGACCAGTCATATATAACATTGCCTTAACTAATACGAAAGAAAAGCCTATAAACGAAAATCCTATCATAGTAAAAAATAAAATACTTACGTACTTAGCTACTCTTAGTTCTTCTTGTTTCATCTTATCTGTCCTGTAATATGGTTTATATTCTTTACTCATTTCTTCAACTCCATTTCAATAGTGTTAATCTTAAAACCGCAAATCAAACATTTCTTATAGCGTTTTATACTAGGAAATCCTGTTCCGTAATATTCTCTTGTATCAGTTACTTTAAGTTTATTCTTATAACCTTTAGTTAAGCAGTCTGGGCAATAAAATACTTGTCTTAAACTCATTTTAGTATGTGTTCCTCTACAATATCTCTCTTAAATTTTATAGCTTCCTTTACAGGTTCTTTAGCGTATATAATATCATTTAGTATACTCATTACGTCACTCGTAAGCATGAAATCTCCATGTAGTTTTATTTTTGTCATTAGAACATTACCTCTCCATCTACTATTAGTGTGTTATGCCAAGCTATAGTCTCGGCTCTTAGTGCATAGAAGCCTGTCTGCTCGGCTATACTCTCAAGTTCTTCTGTATCACTCTTGAGTATGCCTAGCTCCATAAGCTCCATTTCCATCGAAGGGGGTATAGGCATTACTTCTTTTCCTTAATCCACGTACTAACGCAATTACCTCTTACCTTATATACATCTGGTATTTCTTCACTTAGTTTTTTATCTAATATCTTTTTACGTAGTCTCTTCAGAGACTGTATCATGTCCCCTAGAAAATCTACAGAAGTAATTACTTGACCCTCTGTGTGAAACTCAAAAGTATGGTCTTCAGTGTCCCAATCTATTTTACATCGTTTAATCATTATTATACCTCGTTACCTAACCCAAAGATACGACGACCACCTGCTACAAAACCTAGCACACGATCCACATTAAAGCACTTGTAGCCTTGCTTAGTCTTAAGTGTGATGTACCCTGCCTTGCGTAGTGCTTCAGCCGCTATACGGCCTCTCTCGTTGCCCTTAAGACCTTTTATTACATTCATACGACCTGTATAGGTACGCTCCTCGTTATCCTTAGTTAAGAACTTAACTGTGATAAACTTATTTTGGTTCTCTGATAATACATTAGTAACCATGTTAAGTGGTAAAGTCATTATATACTTCCTCCGATTTGTCTATTAATTTCCACTGAGGGGGTGTCATCACCCTCTTGTTCTACTACATAATTCCATTCTGCTTCCATGTCAATGCTGTATGGTGGTATCATCGTGAGTGCATGAGTATTGAAGGCGACAAAATTAGATATGTTCTCTAACTTATACTTTGCGCTGAGGTACTTAGCTGACTGTTCAGCTTCTTCTAGTACTCTCTTGTTTCCATCTAAAACTGTAACACCTTTCTTTCCGATGTGTACCCCTGCAACTTTAT